AGTTGGTACGACTGGCCGGAAAATTCAACCAGTTGCATGAGTAATTCGTTGTCCGTCACGCGGATTTTGCTTGTTGTATGCGATAGGGAACAAGTTCCGGCTCAGCGAAAGGATTAATTTCGAGATCGCCGTATTTACCTATTTTAAAAGCCGGTTCGATCTCGTATTTTCCTGGCTGAATTCTCGCCTTGACGCGCATTTTTCCTTTGCAAGGAAAGGCAGAACCCGGAATATGGAAATAAACTTCCTGCTGAAGACCGCGTATTTCTTGAGTAATTTTGTCGCGTATTTCTTTGAACTCGCTGCAATTTTCGACAACTTCAATTAGCATCGGGGAACCCCTCGAATGAATAAAAATTAATGTACAAAAGAACCATATTATAAAAGTGTAAAAGTGTAAAGTTGTAATGATAAAGAAAGGGGAAAAATGGGCGACAAAACGCAAAAAATACGAGAAGAAATTCATAGAAAGTTAAAAATTCTGGCGATAAAAGAGGGCAAAACACTGCAAAGGATCACAGAGGAAATATTAGAGAAAGGGATTAAGGAGAAGGAAAAAGAGGCACCGTAAAGGATGATTTGTGAAGACAGAGGTAGCGGATATTTTGGAGAAATCGGCCAAATTTGGCCGGAGAGCGCACTATTAAAGTATGTGCGCCTGCCTAAACACGGGCCGCGAATGCAGCCGTAAGAGTTAGGCCGCGTTTAGATTGGGATAAACGTAATCAGCCGGCGCAAAATCGCAAAGCATGGAAGCCGTCACGAGCTGGGGAAATGCAATGACCGTCGTTCCCTTAGTTTCATGCAAACTGCACAAATGAACCCGAGAAAAACCGGACATTTCCAAATCGGTCACGTATCGGCGAAAGGTACGCTCAGGAAACTGTTTTTTAAGCTGCTCAAAGCCGACACCCTTCAAACCTTGATAGAACCCCATCAATCGCGCAACACGGCCACGAGTGGAGCCGTGGACAGCTTCAAGAGAATTTAGTACATCGTTATCATTAGTCACTTTCACCACCTCGCCCACCAGGGAATCAAATAAATCTTTGCAGCCTGCATCATAAACGGTACGAATCATCATCGGATCAGAATCAAAACGCTTGCAGAACTCAAACAAGTTTACAGAAATTAACCGACGTTCGAACCAATCTTTTTTAAGCGTCAATTCGAAACGGACCAGGTCCTGCGCAATCTCGACGACAGCGGGATCAGGAAGGGACAGTTTTTTGCGCTTGCGTTCTTCCAGGTCGCGGAGAATTTCGGGGCCTTTTAGATACACTTTGATTTTACGAAGACGGGAATTTTTAGAACCGAAATACACGGTTGATTCATAAGAGTCGCCGCGGTTTTTAGTCTGCCCTTTCGACGTGTGGCGGAGTGCATCTATAAGCGCTTGCCTGTGGCGTTCAAAAGGAATAGAGACGGAATAAGTGATGTCGATAGCAGAAACGCGGGCGTCAATGATGTTAACCAGTGGCTCAATTTCGGGGTAATGCTGGAACAAAATGGACAACATGTTAACCATGCAAGGGCTGACAAGATCGGTGCCGTAAACGTTGTGACCTTGGGCGAGCTTTGCGGGTGAAGCCTTGATTTCCAGATAAGGCCAACACAATTTGCCGTTACCGATCAAAAACGGTTTAACAGCTAAACCCGAATGACTGGAAGCCAGAGAATCCCAAGGGCAGAAAATTTCTTCGGCAATCATAAAGCCGTCTTCATTGGTAATCACTTCCTTAGCGCCTTTTTTAAACGGCAGAAGACAAGGATCGACAGAGAAAACGCCCTCAGTAAGCCAGGGATCAGAAATGAGAACAGGCGGGCAATCAGAATCACCACGACCGCGCACAACAGCGAAAGAAAAAGGGATTTGGATTACCAGAGAATCAATCATGGGTAAGCCTTGAAGATTGAATTTAACGCGGCTAAGGCCGCTTTATGGGTCGTAATTTTACGGTGGCTACCCCATACAGGAAAGGGGTCAGCGCTCATTCAAGTGTGGTGGTTCACAAATATGCGAGCGCGAAGATTATAAAGATGCTTAGGATATAAAGGGGCACCATTAAAAAAATCATTGTAATAAATTCCTTTGGCGAACAATGCAAAGTGCCTCATCTGCGGCAGAAGCCAAACGAGACATAACAGCGTCAGAATGATTGCATTTTTGCTCAAGAGCTTTCACCTGGTCGCGCAATTTTGCAATCGTTTCAACCTGAGAAAAAGCGATATCGACACACGCAACGACACCGGAGGCAGCCGTACCCTTGCCAGAAATATCCTTAGCGAGCTGAATCTGCTTTTCAGTGATGTTGCGAATTGTGATAGCCATTATTTATTACCAATTTCGGAAAGCATGAATTGATCTAAATAAATCTTGCAAACAAGAATGCTAAAACCCTGATCAAACATTTTTTGAATCTCAATTTGCAAACCAAAAATAGCGAATTTAGGCTCAGCAAATACCGTAGTGGAATACCGCTCGAAGATATTATTGTTGACGTTAAAAGTCTTTTTATATCCGGTGCGATTGCAGACAAATTTAATCTTTACGGTTTGAGTTGATTGCATTTTGATTCTCCGGTGTGGGTGTTTCCCTTTAATGTGCAATCATTATATCAAGTACATTCCCGGAATGATAGCATTTTAAGCCCTGGAAGATGAAATAAATGAGGTTAATTGCAATCATTTTGAAACTTTGTGACTGGGCAGCCCACGGCTGCGCCGCAGTCTACCCAGTCCCAAATTTCAAAGGTTTCTGTATGCATTCTCGTTCGCTGTAACTTGTTTGAGCTTGTCCTGATATCGTTCTTGGGATGAACTTAATAAGGTGTTCGGAACAGTTGCAGGGGCTGTATCAGGGGCGCAATACGAAGTATGAAGGCGCACCGATTCAGAGCGATCAAGATTCATGATTAACACCTGGCAAGCGTCAACCATTCTGACAACATAACCGGAAGACCGGAGGGTTTGAAGATTCTGTTTTTCATCATCTGGGCCTTTGATCTGGACGAAAATAGGCTCACGTTCTTGGTTCATAGCAACGCCCTGGATGATGTAGCCATCAAATTTTTGGGAGATCGTCAGGGGAATATCTTTTTTATCTAAAAATGTGTTTTTCCCAGAGGATGCTTCAGGCGGTATAACAGGATCAGTAACAGTCGTTACATCGGTTACGATTTCAACAGGGTCAGGCCCATTGATATAAGCACCCGCAAAGGCGCCCGCAGTCAAGCCGGCACCCAGAAGGAAAACTTGGGAAAAACGCTTAAGATAAATTTTTGTCATTCTCATAATATTTCTCATATTCATAGGGACGGAATACCGACCGTGTGAAAAATAGGGAGGTAACACCTGGAAAAGTGTGTGGGGATAGTCTTCGATAAACGCCTGTTTTGTGTCATAGGCTCGATAAAGATCAGTCCCACGGTAAAGCCATTTATCAACAGTCAAAGAATTAGGCAAATCGCCGTATTTAACGATAGCCAAGTGAAGTTTTGGTTTTGGGATGCCCTTTTTGCGAACCAGTTTTGCCAAAGTGTCAAGAATAGGAATAGAAAGACGATCGAGGCGACGGCAGTAAACGACATGCTCACAAATAGATTTTCTAGCCTGTTTATCAATCATCGAAACATCTTGAATGATGAAAAGAATATCCCATCCCAACTTTCGAGCATGTAGAAGCCAATCAATCAGAGCTTTACGGCTACGATCTTGCCAATCACGAGCGTTAAACCAAGTTCCACATTCATCAAGAACGATCAGGCCGTTTTTTTCTTCATCGTAAGTATCGTTCCCAGAGCCGAGGGCAAACATATCCGTTGCAACTGGCTTGTCAGGTAACCGGTAAACAACGCATTTTTTAGCTTGTGGCCCAACCAAAAATTGAAGTCTTAATTCTAGATTAGTTGCGACCTTGCGACCTTCCTGCAGGGCATCGCGAATCTTGCCAACACTGACAAGGGTTTTGCCGGAGCCGAGCTTGCCGGTAATGAAGTAAACAGCCATTAGAATAATTTCATCTGTGCAAGAGCGATGTTCCAGCCGTAAGCCCATTTTAGAATTTTGGCGGTAACGATCACAGACAGGCAGCTACTAAAATTCCCTGGAAGAATGGCAAAAGCGCCGGACAAATCAGGGGCAGCGTATGAAATGCCTGAAATCAATCCCTCAATAGCAGCGATGAAAGCAAGAGTGAGGGAAATAATAACCGTTATAACAGCGGTTAAAATAGCGATGCGGCGAGTTACAAAAGCAGCAAAAAAGCCAAGCGTAGAGGTGAATAGAGAACCTATTGCAGTGGCAAGCCACGGAATACCGAGTAGGAAAAAAGCCATTATTTTTGCCTCGTTGCAGGTGCGGTTACAATTTCAAAAAGAGTCCAAACTGTGAGCAGATAAAAGACCCAGGAGAGAAGATCACGAATCTTTTTTGTCTTATCGCAACCCAAAGAAAAGTTGACGCCGGCATGGGGCGAATATCCCAGGTCTGTACAGCCACCAGTGCCGACGATCCCGAGGACTTCACCAGAAATATCACTGAGCATGTCGGTACCAATTGAAAATCCATCGCCTTCAGCTTGACCTTCTAGACCTTCAACCATTTCATCCAT